TTGATACAAGGGCAATACGAGTTGAGTATGCTGCAATCGTAGTTGTTGACGCACCTGTACCTTCCGAACGTACAACTGTCAGTGCGCTTGCTGAGTTATTCACACGAACCACTAGTGGGTAGGTGCCGTTTGTGACACCAGTCATTGAAAGGTTCAAACTGGATGTATTTTCATAGAAAAACCCAGCCACCATCGCAACACCCTGTGCGATTGTTAATGTAGCTGTGCCTGACCCCGTCAGAGAAAACATACTGCCATAGGCAAGTATACCATTCCCATGCACGCTGTCGAAGAATGTGGTCATACGTGATGAGTTATACCCACCCGCATCACCATCGCCAGCTCCGCTGGTCATACCTATTGAGCGTTCTGCCATAACTAATTCTCCTTATAATACCGTGTATCGATTAAAATAGTCCATTGTCACTGATGTCTCGCTGTTTGCCGTATTAGACGTGACTTGTATGGCGTTTGGCCCAAGAGCTGGGTCAATCGCCCATGTTGCAAGGTTACTAGCGGAAGAGAGAAGCCCGATACAATTTGCACCTAGATCATTGACAACTGTTTTGTATCCGTATGTGAGATCTACAGTGTAGGTTCGACCTGCGAATAAAATCGGAAATGTTAATATTTTGCCTGTCGTTTGATTTAGAATATTCAAATCAGTAATACTGGTTGCCCCAACCGTGATAATAAATTTCGGGTACTCGACGGCCGTACCTGAGTAGTTAATATTGGTTATCTGACTAATTGAGGAGCCACCGAATGTAGTCGGAATAAGCGTCGGAATAGGCGTTGGGGTACCTGTTAGTACTTGAGTTGAAACAAGCGAAGCTTCCGCAGGATCGTACCACATTGGATCTGATGCACGCAACTGTACTGTTACCTCAAGGACATAATCGTCATAATCAAATTTACCATAATTTAACCCACCACGGACAAGTACGTCTAATGAGCGAGAGTATGTTGTTGTGGAGCCTGCTAGCACTGATGAGTAGGTTACTGTAAGCGTTCCTTGTGAGTTTGAAACACCGAAAATTGTCCCCAACTTTTGACGGGCCTGTAGATAATCAACGTAGTTTTCGGTCTGAACTATCAGACTGAGGGTTACTGTTCGTGGTAGAAATCGAAAATCGATTGGTGTTTCCCCGTTTTGCAGTGCACCTCTTTCAGTAATTGCATCAATTTCCGGCATACCCCAACCATCCTCACCAGCAAACCGAATTGTTAAGCCTGTTGTCGGATCATACCCATCGAGGTTGTATGTAACTCCGCCAATCGTATAGGTTATTGTGAATGTTGTGGAATCGTAGCTCATATTCTAATGAGTCCTCCCTGTGCGGCGATGTAGTCTTCCACATCCTTGAGTGGATTTTTGCTATCAGGCGGAGTTGCATAGTTAAGCGTAATGTTAATAGTCTGGCTTCCCCGTGTAGCACTGTCAGTAGGATTTCTACCGTTGCCCGGTTTAGAATCCATTCCGGGTGGTACTTCTGGTAGAGATCGGCCAAAGACCGGGGTATTAAATGTAGTATAATCACTGCCCACTGAAGTTAAAAAATTCTGAATAGCCGAAGTAACCCAGTCCGCATTGTACCCACGTTGACTAGCGTACAAGGCTATTTGACCAAATTCTTCTTGCGAGAGATACTTGTCATTAAACGCCATTTGGATAGTAGCGCGGATTGCGTCTTCGTTGCTAGTACCGCCACCACCATTACCACCGCCGCCACCAGCTTGATTCTCTTCGCGAATTTTGGCTAAGGCGGTTGCTACTGCATTTAACGAAGTTCCTAGCGTACCCCAGCGAGCAACCACGGCAGAAGTCAATGATTCAGCGGCGCTACTTACACCACCTAAGATGCCTTTAAAATCAACACCACGTAGCGAGGTAGTTGCGGAACTTAATGCACTCATTGAACTCGCAAGAGTATTAATTCCACTAATTTTAGTTTGATCGACACCTGCGAGGTTACCAAGCGCAGTACCGACACTAGTAATACCTGCGGCTGCAGTGGGGGTTTGTTGCCCCAGCGTAGTCATGGAGACTGCAGTACGATTAAGGAGTGCGTTAACACCAGTATTCGTCGCTCCGTAGGTTAATGCTATGTCTGTTCCAGCCGTATCAAAGTTTGCAAGCGGGGTAGCTGTTAATGCAGCTGCTTCACCAACAAGTCCTATTACATCGACATTCGCGCCTAGTTTTGCATTCAGCTCATTTATTGTAGCTATAGTTTCTATCTGCTTAGTCTGTAATTCTGTTAATCGTAATTTAGCAGTAGTATGAGCATCGGCATATTCTTGAATACGCGCTGGATCTCTCGCACGATCCAAATCTTTCTGGGCTTTGCGAAGTGCAATTGCAGAGTCTTTTGCATCGATATTTTTACCGATAAGATCTTCCGTGATCTGAGCATCCTCGGCTTGCAGTTCATTCCGCTCTTCCTGCGTAATGTTTCCTTTGGCCAATTGCGCTCTGATTATTTTCTGCCGCTCTGTCATGCGAGTAATTTCGTTTGTGAGCAACTCATTCGTGTAGTAAGCGCGATCAGCTGCATTTTGATAGCTTTCTAATGTATCTGGGTTTGTTGCATCTTCGAGAGCCTCGCGGGTACGTGTAACGTCTCGCTGGGCCGATGCAATGCTGAGAAACGAAGTTTTTAGGCTATCTGTTGCTGATTTTAGTTTATTCTGGTCCTGCATTAATTGATTAGACGCTTTTGAAGTTCCCTTCATTGCACTGGTGTTCAATGTTAGCGATGCAGTCGCCTGTTGAGTAGTCGATGTCATACTACCAGTTACACGTTGTAATGCGTAAGTATCCTGAGTATGCTCTTTTGTTATCGCAGAAGAATCTCGCGCAGCCAGTGCGCCTGCAATTTCAGCTTCAGTAGCTCCCTGCAAATGCAGTTGCCATCTAATTAAGCTTTGATCAGCCCAGTTAAGCCAGTTACCAAAATTCTGCATACCTACAGTTGCAGTATCGAGTGCAACTGTAAGCCAGTTGAATGCAGTTTTTACGGCAGGTCCTGAAATCTCGCCAAGAGCCTGATTGGCCCTGTCTGTTGCATCTTGAAAGTTCGACTGCGCCTGCGTAGCCGTATCCATCTGTTGAGCCATCATGCCGCCGTAATTCTTTTCCATACCGGCGATTAATGTATTTAAGTTGTCAGTAGCGGGGACAATACCCTGCGATACCATTTCCATGAGGGCTTGCTGGCTTACACCAGTAGCATCAGCAAGGATACGAAATGCGGGGACTCCCATTTCCTGCAACTGCATCATCTCTTCAGTAGTAATTTTACCTTTTGCCTGCATTTGGCCGAGCGCAAGTGTGATACGGTTAACACCCTCTGCACCGCCGCCCACTGCAGAGCTTGCGTCTCCGATTGCAGTCATAACCGCAGGGATTTCCTTTGCAGTAAATCCCATCGCAAGTAGTTTCTGCGTCCCTTGTGATATGTCATCAAAAGTAAACGGTGTCCGAGCGGCTAAGTCCTGCATTACAGTGTACAGCTCGTTACCTGCCTGCGTAGACCCCGTCATGAGTCCTAACGCTTTACGCACAGTATCGAATTTATCGGCAACAAGTGCGGAATTTAACCCAAGGTCGATCATTTGCTTACCAAGAGCTGCAATACCAGCGGCAGCACCGATCTTACCTATGCTGGATCCCAACGAGGCCGCTGACTCTGTAGCAGTATCACCCGACTTTGAAACTTTGTCGAGAGAACCTGCTACTTTTAACGCAACGGCGGACGCATTGTCTTGCGATATAAAACGAATGACTACGTCATTAGCCATTTCTTATTTCCTCCTAATTGGTTGTGATGTCTCTCGCTTTTTCGCGGAAACTTTCTGCTCCACGCGCATAATGTTTTCCCATTTTAGTAGTACTGCCAGCGGTGGTAGCTGATCTGGACGGCACTGCATTTTCATGCACCAGTAGTAGGAGCGATACTCAGGCGGCTGTGGCCCATCAGTCCAGAAGTAGGCGTACAGCCGCTTTGTCAGTTTGGGTCGTTTGCTGCGGCGACAAGTGCATTCAGCACCGCATCGCGGATTTTACGAATTTCACTCGCTTTAAACTTCCCGCGTACGCCCCCGACAACCACACGATCAAACACGTCAATCTCTTCCGTAAGTGTGGCCTCGCGTCGCGTCGCTTTATCAAGAATCTCTAAGTCTTCGACCATGAATTGGTCAAGATCGATGTTAATTTCAAGTTTAGTATTAGCCATTGTAACCTCTCTTTTTTTTTAGGATTGGAGCGGAAAGGGTGACTTTCGCCACCCGTCCCGAACCGACTTTTTAAGGTGTCACCTCGGTATAGTCAACACCGGGTGCCGTTAGGACAAATGAGAACATAAGGGGATCGCCGCTCGACGCATCGTTACCGGGTAACGATACCGTAGAGACTTTACCACCAGCTACGGTAAAGAACCGCAGATAGGTGGTAGCAGCAGCATCGACTGGCTGCCAACGAATCTGAGCGGCCGTGTTGGCCTTAATTGAAGCGATGACGAGTTTAAGAGCCTCATCAATAACCTCTGTGTACAAACAATTAACCGTTACGGAGACCGGTGGCTGCTTACCAAAGGTTAACAACGCGTAGTCGCCCGCAAATGTATTTGCCGAACCGTTGCTGCGGGTAAACTCGACAACGTCAACCGATGATGTCTGCCCGCTAATGTTTTTCCATGTGGAGCCACCATCGAAAGTAATTTCGATCTTACCGGTAGCACCCGTCATAGCGCCAGTAGTTTGGGCCATTTATTTAGCTCCTCCTTTTCTTACTTACGAGATTGAAGTTTCAATGCCGGGAGCTTGGACTACGAACGAGACCATTAAGGGGTCTCCGCTTGAAGCGTCGTTACCGGGCAAAGATACCGTAGAAATCTTACCTCCGGAAACTGTCGTAAATGATGCACCACCTGAGCCAGCAGGTTTCCATCTAATTTGAGCCAGTTGATTGGCTTTAAGTGCGGACACAGCTTTCAAGAAAGCCTCCCCAGCAACCTCAGTGTAAAGAATATTTACAGTTACGGCAGTCGGTGGTTGTCTTCCAAATGTCAGTACGGCGTAGTCACCATCCAGCGTGAATGCTGAGCCGTTCAAACGTGTCATCTCAACAACGTCAATGCTTGAGGCTGACCCAGCAATATCGGTAAACCCACCGTTGTTTACGTTGAGTTCGAGCGTTGCGGTTGCCCCAGTCATAGCACCAGTAGTTTGAGCCATTTTGTTACTCCTAATTTAGTTTATTGAATGATTTCCTTAACTGTTACGGTACATTCAACTCCGTAAAAGTAGGTCCCGGACCCATTCGGCCATTCCACCGTACCGGGTCTAACTGTTAAGTCATCCAGTGTGTAGTGGCCATTCGAAACAAGGCGTATAGCTTCGGTGTAGTCCGCGGCATATTGCATTAAGGCTGTTGATTGATCTTTTATACCGCGGCTCAAATCTAAGCGTTGGCCTAATAGTACATCAGTAATTTCCCAGCGCATGCTCATCACCGCTCCAGAACCAAACGTTCGACGAACGGCCTGACCACCCATCACACCCATCGCACTGAATATGCGCACTGGTAGATCAGCAATTTCTGCTGTATTGTTAATAGTCTCTCCGCTTCGTGTACCAATCGTCTTACCGTTGTAGGTAACGACAAGTGCTTTGATAGCGGCAACGATTTCTGGTAAGTGTGATGCCATTAGTCTAACCTCTTATATGGTGCGAGTAGCTTAAATATATCCCCGGGGACTTTCGCCGCGGCGATAACTACGCCATCACTTGAAAGTACGTCACGATTCGAAGAACTATCATTCCGTCGATCGTAGAAGTATCGAGCGAGCATGTATGTGGCCATAACAACAGGTCCGGGAGGAGTCAGACTCCATGCCCAGCGACCAGTAATGGCTACTGAGCCTACAGGTTCGTCCGAATACGTCCAAAAATACTGCACGTTATTCTTGATTTTCACCATTTCCTTCTGTGGTTGATTGAGTGGTAGAGCGATATATGTACCAGAAGGAAGTACGGTTCCGTCTCCGTTTGTAATCGATGTAATAGATACCAGATCAGTATCGAAACAAAGTGTGTAACCATCTCGCATTAAATCTCCGCCATGTGCCCTATCGAGTGGAGTAAAGTAACGAGTAGTATCGGCAGGAGCTTCAAACACCCGTTGAGTGTAACTTTCAATTTCTGCTTGGGCACTTTCGCAAAAAGTTGCGAGAATTGCATCGTCATCCGAACTTGTAATTTCTAAGTAGACTTTTAATCCACTTACAGTGATATAAGCCATTAAGCACCTCTCTTGCGCGCTGGTTTTACGGGTACTGCCTGAGTTTCCTCTGAAGCTACCTCATCGATTACCCAGCTAGCGATACCGCGTAAAACCATGCTAGTTGCCTCAGTATCGGAGAAGTCAGTAACAACCTCTCCGATCTGGGCAGTTCGCAGGTCACTATTTACATAATACGCGATGTCGGTATTAAGTCTAACCTGCATTAGTTTCTCCTAAGGTTACGAAGCGGGGTTCGTACCGCGAATAAAGGCTTCGGCTTGGCTAACGTCGGAACCCCAGCGAGCCGTTACAAAGATAGCGGTTTCGCCGGTGTTCTCGTAAAGGTAAGGGTTGCGGCTGATCTTGAGGCCACCAACATGCTCCACGAAGTGAGCAAAGGCCCAGTTACCGAAGATAACTGACTTGTTGGAAGCACCGAGAGCGCTCACACCATCGGTGATAGCGACTGGGCGGTACATCAACTGCTCCACACCAGCGTTATTACCGGCAGGCGTGTTCTGGAAGGCGAATGATCCAGTCGTCTGCAAGGCACGGATAGCACCGAGCGTACCGATTTTCATAGCCCATCCAGTCTGATTGCCATGGTAAGGAGTGGGCAAGCCGTAGAAGATCTTGTTGACGTTATCAACGCTCAACCCGCTGACCGAGGCCAACGTGACTGAGTTGGTGATACGAGGGATGACACCCTGAGGCTGGCCGTTACCTGAACCACCTAAGAGATAAGTGTTGATGTTAACGGCATATGCGCGAGCAATAGCGTCCATCAAGTACTCTTCGAGGTTGTTGCTGGTGTCTTCAAGCAGTTCGTTTGAAATCTTCATCATCAATGAAGCTTTGTACAAGCGAATCGACACTTGGCTGGCAGTAGGCTCACTCTCGTTAGCCCCTGAACCTTCACCAACAAAACCGAAGCTGGCCTTGGCATTTTCCGTGTTGATATCCACGTACTCTTTGCCAGTCACAATGCGATTGATTGGCAACTGGCTCAGGATTGAGAGCTCGTCGCGCTTTGCGACAATGCGGGCCTGCAAATCGCGGGCAACCGTAACACCCCAAGTACCGGAATCTTCTTGCATGATCGCTTTCACAGCGTCGTTTACCTTACCAGTACGCAGCCAGTCAATCTGGGCATCCTTACCGGTATGATCGCCACCGAGGCTCTTCACTACAGCCGGGGCTTGGCCAGTGACAACGCCACCACCAACCACGGGATCGCCCGCAATTTCCTGCAAGGCTGACTTCAATTCTTCTTTGTTAATCGACATTCGATTATTCTCCTGTTTGTTTTTAATTTGATTATCCAATGTACTCAAAATATTACCAACGGTTTCGTCGTCGCTAAGTAGAGATTGCTCTCCTACCGCCTTAACGTCCGCTATGGTACGTGGTTCTGCTGGTGTAGCAGTGAGACTTAGCTCGCCTACAATCCAGCGCTTTAATGCACCTGCGTTGCGTACAACGAGGTGGGAGACGGCACCAGTGGACATGCCAAGATGGCCGCTTTCAACAAGTTTCATGACATCACGCGCATATTTACGCGATTTGTAGATTTCGATTTCTACGTCAATTCCTTCGTCTGTCGGAATCCATGCTTTAACCTCACCAATCTGTGAAGCTAATCGACCACCTGCATGATCAAAATAGACTGGCATCCCGATAAACGGGCGGGTCTCTCCGAGGTCAGTCTCCTTGGTAAACGTGTCTCCTACGAGGTCACGACCGCCATAAACGATTGCGGTACCTTTTACAGTGTACTCTCCAATAGCTTTTACACTGTCGGTTATTACTCTATCCATTCTTTACCTCCTAATTTAATTCTACCAATGCTGTCAAGGATTTTTACTGTATACGCTTTAGCAGTTCTTTTGCAAGGTCTTTTGCTGCGGCCATAAGTTCGTCGCGCCATGACTGTGGCAGAGCATTGTAGAACTCAGGCCCCTTCCGCATAGCGATCTTGATTAAGTTACGCTTAAATGTCTCGAAATCAACATCACCGCGGTAACGCCCCCATGAGGAAACGGCATCTTGAATCGATGCTGGGTCTGTGATAGGGAAATTACGGCTTGAGGGAATCGCAAAATCTTCATCTGGTAATACCTCACGCTCTGCAGCAACTAATTTTACCTTTGTTTCATCTGTCATCTCGTCCATTGGTTGGTTATCTTCTGGCATGTTACCCTCAGATGAATCCCGCGCGGAGGATACTTCCGCGGGAATCTCTACTACTTCGGATTCGGCCATCGGTTCTTTGATCTCAGTTTCAGGAATAACCCAAAACTTACAGACAGCATACTCCTCAATATCACCATCAACGATAGCGCACTTGCCATCAGGCTGATAGAAATAACAGTCTTCACAGACCACGCCTTGAGCGATAAATGGATTGCTCTCTGCACTTACGTAGTGTGCCCCGTCTGCACCCATTCCCTTATTGAATTTACCAACCTCGTGGGTAACCTCCACGAGCGCCGCAGCAAGCATTCGCTGACGAATATTAAACTCGCCCTCATACTCCATTGATTTTGTTTCCATACTATCTCCTTCGTTTGCTAATATTTCTTTGGCCCAGTCACGACCCTCATCGCCACCCCAGCCGTACCAAGCTTGCCAACCTCTCCCCTGTTGATCCCATGTAGATCCTTGCTTATCAACTTCGTGCCGTGCAAAGTAAGCTACCATACGGCGTACAGTGTCTAAGCTGATAGGTTCACGCTTTGCAAGTTGGTTTGCTCTTGCAAGACCGACTAAAGTCATACCACGCTCACTCATTGGTTTACCTGCGCGAACTTCTAAAGCGCGGCGAGCATTCTCCGCAACTGCTTCAGGGACAATATAAGTTCCTGCCATGCTAATTCTCCTGAAAGTATTTTCGTAATAGTTTGGCCACGAGTTTTTCCGGTAATCCCGATCTAAGTAACTCTGCCTGCGCTTTTTCTACAGTCCCCCAGCGCCCTTGGTGAATTGTTGCTTGCTGATTCCCGATTACGAATGGCCAATATGTAGCCGAATTAGTTAGATATACCGTACTCGGTGCCTTGTGTATTTTGAATGAACGATTCATACGTTGAGTGCCGGGACTAATACCACGCCGGTATGGAACCTCGATACGACCTTCTCTTATAGCGGCCATAACATACTTACGCTGTTTATCCGAAACAAATCCTTTACTACTACCTTCGCTCGGTGGCGGTGGTTTCTGCGACATTAACTGATGTTGCATCTGTGTGGCCAATCCGACAAGCAATG